GGAATTTTTAATTGATGGCAAGCGTTTATATTGTATGAAATCTAATGATATTGTAATTAAATATGAACACCAAGGAAACGAAGTTGAATATAATCCAAGCTGGGCAAGTAGCAGTTGAGGAACTAATTAAAGTAGCTAAAGAGGCTATTGTTGATTCAGGAGATGATATCACAGCAGATAGATTAAAAAATGCAGCAGCTACAAAAAAGCTAGCTATATTTGATGCATTTGAAATACTAAATAGATTAGAAGCTGAAGAAGCTTTATTAAACGAAAAGCCTAAAGAAGTAAAAGAAGAAAAATCTTTTAAAGGCTTTGCTGAAGGAAGATCTAAAAATGTATAAGCAAACTTTGTATGAAGTCTTAAAAGACTACGTAAAACCTAAAGTTCTAAATAGAATGAACAGGTATAAGAAGTGGGAGTATGGCTATAATGCGGAACACGATATAATAGTTATTAGTAAAACCGGGGAGATCGGCGAAATATATAAAATACAAAATCTTATTATAGGATTGCCTAAAGAAAAAGATGTTGTAGAATTTGAAAACGACAAATGGTCTTATACTGCATATCCTAAAGAACTAAATAAAATTAAATCTGTATTTGATTGGGAAGAGTATCCAATAGATTTCAAAGAAAAATGGTATGACTATATTGACAAGGAATTTACAAGGCGCGACGAAGGCTTTTGGTTTATTAATAAAGGCAAGCCTACTTATATTACTGGTACTAACTACATGTACTTGCAGTGGAGTAAAATTGATGTTGGCCAACCGGACTTTCGGGAATCAAACAGATTATTCTACATATTCTGGGAGGCTTGTAAATCTGACTATAGATCCTACGGAATGTGTTATCTTAAGAATAGAAGATCCGGCTTTTCGTTTATGGCAAGTGGGGAGACCGTTAACCAGGCAACAATATCTACAGATGCTAGATTTGGTATACTCTCAAAGTCTGGACCCGATGCAAAGAAAATGTTTACTGACAAAGTTGTCCCAATATCGGTCAACTATCCATTTTTCTTTAAACCGATACAGGACGGTATGGACAGGCCAAAGACGGAACTTGCGTATAGAGTCCCAGCCTCAAAATTTACAAGAAGAAAACTTGATTCAAATGAAAAATTACAGGAGATTACCGGTCTTGACACAACCATTGATTGGAAGAACACCGGCGACAATTCCTATGACGGGGAGAAGCTTAAACTCCTTGTCCACGATGAATCGGGTAAATGGGAAAGGCCGACGAACATCCTTAACAACTGGAGAGTAACTAGAACTTGTTTACGATTAGGTTCTAGAGTAATTGGTAAGTGCATGATGGGTTCAACCTCAAATGCTTTAGATAAAGGAGGAGCGAACTTTAAAAAACTTTATAATGATTCAGACGTTAATCAAAGAAACGCCAATGGACAGACGCGCTCAGGACTCTATTCTTTGTTCATACCTATGGAATGGAACTACGAAGGATACATTGATTCTTATGGCTTTCCTGTATTCAACACGCCTAAAAAAGAAATTAAAGATCCACACGGAACAAAAATAACACAAGGCGTAATAGATTATTGGAATAATGAAGTTGAAGGTTTAAAATCTGATCAAGATAGTTTAAACGAATTTTATAGACAATTTCCAAGAACTACAAAGCATGCATTTAGAGATGAGTCAAAACAATCTTTATTTAACTTGACAAAAATATATGAGCAAGTAGATTTTAATGAAGATCTTAAAAATTCAATAAACGTAACAAAAGGAAGTTTTCAATGGGAAAATGGACAAAAAGACACTAAAGTAATATTTGTTCCAAATAATGACGGTAGATTTTTAATTACCTGGGTTCCACCTGAAAACTTGCAAAACAAAAGATATATAAAAAATGGTACTAATTATCCTGGCAATGAGCATTGCGGAGCATTTGGCTGTGATCCTTATGATATATCGGGCACTACAGACGGAAGAGGATCTAAAGGGTCTCTTCACGGTTTAACAAAATTTAGTATGGAAGACGTGCCTACAAATCATTTCTTTTTAGAATACATAGCTAGGCCTCAAACTGCTGAGATATTTTTTGAAGATGTTTTAATGGCTTGTGTATTTTACGGCATGCCAATACTAGCTGAAAATAATAAACCAAGATTACTGTATCATTTTAAAAGAAGAGGTTATAGAGGTTATTCAATTAATAGACCTGATAAAAAATATAACAAGCTATCCGTTACAGAAAGAGAATTAGGCGGAATACCAAATTCAAGTGAAGACATAAAGCAAGCGCATGCCGCTGCTATAGAAACCTATATAAATGATTTTGTAGGCTTAAAAGAAACAGGCTATGGAGATGTGTATTTTCAAAGAACACTTGAAGACTGGGCAAAATTTGATATTAATAATAGAACAAAACACGATGCATCTATTAGCTCGGGACTAGCTTTAATGGCTTGTAATAAACATCGGTATACACCGGGACCTAAAATAGAAAAGCTTCAATCTATAAATTTAGGTATTAAAAAATACGATAATAAAGGTGCAACATCAAAAATAATAAGTTAAATGGGTATATATACTAACACCAATAGTGCTTTTCCAAGTCAAGTAGTAAGTGATGCAGAAAAAGCAAGTCTAGAGTACGGGACACAAGTTGGACAGGCTATTGAATATGAATGGTTTGGGCAAGGTCGTACTAACGGTAATAGATATTTAACTAGTTGGAATCAATTTCACCAATTAAGATTATATGCTCGAGGTGAGCAATCCATACAAAAATACAAAGATGAATTATCTATTAATGGTGATTTATCTTATTTAAACTTAGACTGGAAACCGGTTCCTATATTATCTAAGTTTGTAGACATTGTAGTTAACGGTATATCAGGTAAGACTTACGATATTAAAGCATATGCTCAAGATCCTCAATCAATAAAGAAAAGAACAGACTATGCTTCTATGCTTTATGAGGATATGGTTGCTAAAGAGTATTTAGATAGTTTACAAGAAACGTTAGGTATTAATTTATATCAAACACCTAATGTAGATACTGTACCTGAATCTAAGGAAGAATTAGAATTGCATATGCAATTAAGTTACAAGCAATCAATTGAAATAGCTGAAGAAGAGGCTATAGCATCCGTGCTTGCTCAAAACAAATACGATCTTACAAGAAAAAGATTGAATATGGATTTAACTGTATTAGGAATTGCTGTTGCTAAAACAGGATTTAATACAGCCGAGGGTATTACAGTAGATTATGTAGACCCTGCTTACGTGGTTTATTCTTATACTGAAGATCCTAATTTTGATGATGTATACTATGTAGGTGAAGTAAAGTCCATAACAATACCGGAACTTAAAAAAGAATTTCCAAACATTGGAGAAAAAGAACTTGAAAGAATTCAATCTATGCCCGGCAACAGTCAGTACATAACTGGTTGGGGTAATTATGATGAAAATACTGTTCAAGTTTTATACTTTGATTACAAGACATATCACAATCAAGTATTTAAAATAAAAGAAACTCCACAGGGTTTAATGAAAGCTTTAGAAAAGCCTGATTCATTTAATCCGCCAGAAAATGATAACTTCGAAAGAGTGTCAAGATCTATTGAAGTTTTATATACAGGAGCTAAAGTTTTAGGCTCAAATGAAATGGTTAAGTGGGAGCTAGCAGAAAATATGTCTAGACCTACCGCCGATACAACTAAAGTAGAAATGAATTATGCTTTATGTGCACCTAGAATGTACAAAGGCCGTATAGAATCTCTTGTAAGTAAATGTATTGGATTTGCTGATATGATTCAATTAACGCATTTAAAATTACAACAGGTTTTATCTAGAATGGTACCAGACGGTGTTTACTTAGATATGGACGGACTTGCAGAGGTTGATTTAGGTAATGGAACAAATTACAATCCTGCGGAAGCATTGAATATGTATTTTCAAACAGGTTCTATTGTAGGTAGATCACTTACACAAGACGGTGATATGAATGCCGGTAAAGTTCCTATTCAAGAACTTAACAGTTCTTCAGGTCAAGGTAAAATTAATGCGCTTATACAAACGTATCAATACTATTTACAAATGATACGCGATGTAACCGGGCTTAATGAAGCAAGAGACGGTTCATCTATGGAGAAGAACTCACTTGTAGGGCTGCAAAAGATGGCCGCTAACGCGTCCAATGTAGCAACTAGGCATATTAATCAATCTGGTCTTTATATCACATTAAAGCTTGCCGAAAACATTGCATTAAAAGTAGCCGACGCTTTGGAATTTCCGCTAACTAGAAGTGCTTTGCAAAATTCAATATCTACATTTAACATAAAAACTTTACAGGAAATTGTAAACTTAAATTTGCATGATTTTGGAATATTTTTAGAATTAGAACCAGATGATGAAGAGCAAGCACAATTAGAAAATAATATTCAAGTTTCTTTACAACAAGGAAGTCTTAATTTAGAAGATGCTATAGATTTAAGACAAATAAAAAATCTTAAGTTAGCAAATCAAATGCTTAAGATAAAACGTAAAGCAAAAGCTAAACAAGACCAAGCTAATCAACAGGCTAATATTGCGGCGCAAGGACAGTCGCAAGCAGACACGGCAGAAAAAACGGCTATGGCTGAAGTTCAAAAACAACAAGCTCTTACAGAGTCTAATGTTCAATTTGAGCAATCTAAAAATCAAATGGAAATACAGCGCATGGAAATAGCGGCTAGATTAGATGCTCAAAAAATGCAAACTAGATTTCAATACGACATGCAGCTTAAACAAATGGATGTTCAAATGGTGCAGCAAAAAGAAGGTGCAATTGAAGATCGTAAAGATAAACGTAGCAAAATGCAAGCTACACAACAAAGTGAGCTTATAAGTCAAAGGCAAAACGATAGTTTACCTATAGACTTTGAAAATCAACCCGACACGGGTATGCAAGCTTTTATGTAAAAAGTAAACAATTATTTAATTATATTTTATTATGTCAGAAGAAACAAAAACAAATGAACCTGTTAAACAGGAAGGCGAGTTTAAACTTAAAAAGAAAACTCCTAAAAAATTAACAACACCTAGTGACGAGCCGGTAAGAGTCAGCATCAAAGAGCCTTTGATTGAGCTACCTCCAGAAGTTACAAAAGTAGTAATACCAAAAGAAGATGCCATTCAAATCGGAGAAACAAAGGAAGTATCTGTGGAAGAATCATCCGGAGATAGCGCAGAGGTGGGAGAATCTATACAAGAGTCCGACAAGGATGCTGAAGGGTTTTCTCCAATCAAAGAAGTAGCAGAAACTGAAAAGGTTGAAGCTCAAGTAGAAAAAGCTATACAAGATAAAAAAATTCTTGGTAAAACTTTACCTGAAAATATTGAAAAGCTAGTTTCATTTATGGAAGAAACGGGTGGGACAATAGAGGATTATACAAGACTTAATGCTGACTATTCCCAAGTAGATGATGTTACATTATTAAAAGAATACTATAAAAAAGAAAAGCCTTATTTAGAAGGTGAAGACATTGATATGTTACTAGAAGACTTTATCATTGATGAAGATATCGACGAAGATAGAGATGCACGCAAGAAAAGAATTGCGTTTAAAGAAGAAGTTGCGAAAGCCAAAAGCTATTTAGAGGAAACAAAGAGTAAGTATTACGACGAGATCAAGTTGAGACCGGGCGTTACTCAAGACCAACAAAAAGCTACGGACTTTTTTAACCGATATAATAAGCAGCAAGAAACAGCTGAGCAACAACACGCACAATTCAAGGAAAGTACTAAAGAGCTTTTCAACGACAATTTCGAAGGTTTCGATATTAAAGTCGGTGAAAAAAGCTATAAGTACAATATTCAGAATCGTGATAAAGTTGCAGAGAGCCAATCAAATATTAACAACCTTGTCGGGAAGTTCCTAGACTCAGATGGTAATGTTAAAGACACGAAAGGTTATCACAAAGCTATGTATGCCGCTGACAACGTGGATAAGATTGCCGCTCATTTTTATGAGCAAGGAAAAGCAGATGCTGTAAAAGAAGTTGTAAACAGTTCTAAAAACTTAAGTAGCACTAAAGCTAGATCTACTCAAGGAGATGTGTTTATAAACGGACTTAAGGTAAAAGCTATTTCAGGCGCTGATTCCAAAAGCTTACGAATTAAAACAAAAAAATTTAACTAAAAAAAACTAAACAATTATGGCTTTACAACCACAATTTGGAAGTTTAATCCCTTCCTCTAGGCAAGAGCTATTAAATAGCAACTACCTACAATTTAACGGCGGTAACGCAGCAAATGGTGATTCAACTACTTTTGCTCAACAATACCTGCCAGAAATTTATGAAGCTGAAGTAGAGCGTTACGGAAATCGTACGTTATCTGGCTTTTTAAGAATGGTTGGCGCTGAAATGCCAATGACAAGTGATCAAGTAATTTGGTCAGAACAAAATAGATTACACATATCTTATGATAACTGTGCTATCGGTGGCGCAGGTAACAACACTATTACTGTTGCTCCTATTGCTGGATTTCCAGGTGTACAAAACACAATCTCAAGAGATGACACTGTAGTTATATTAGATACAGTTACAGGTTTAGAAGCAAAAGCAATTGTAACTGCTAGTATAGTTGGCGCGGCTGGTGTAAATGGAACAATTACTGTTGCTTTATTTAACGGTAACAATATGAATACTGCTGGACAAGCATTTACAACAGGTAGTGTAAAAGTATTTGTATATGGATCTTCTTATGCTAAAGGAGTTGCAATAGCTCAAGGCGGAGCCGCTGGAGCTCAACCTGCTGGATCAAGAGTTTCTGTTGAACCTCAGTTTACACAATATTCTAATTCACCAATTATCCTAAGAAGCCAGTACGTAGTATCTGGATCTGACATGGCTCAAATTGGATGGGTTGAAGTTGCGACTGAAGACGGAACATCTGGATACCTATGGTATTTAAAAGCTGAATCTGAAACAAGATTACGTTTTGAAGATTACTTAGAAATGAGTATGATTGAAAGTGAATACAGCCAATTAGCTGCAGGAGCAAACGGAACTATACCTGGATCTGAAGGTTTATTTGCCGCTATACAATCTCGTGGAAATGTAGAAGTAGGATTTACTGCTGCTGCTGGACTTGACGAATTTGATGCTATCCTTAAGAATTTAGATACTCAAGGAGCGATTGAAGAAAACATGTTATTCTTACAGAGACAAACATCTCTTGATTTTGACGATATGTTAGCTTCTATTTCTGGTGGATTCGCTGGAGGTACTGCTTTTGGATTATTTGAAAACTCAGAAGAAATGGCTTTAAATCTTGGATTCTCAGGATTTAGAAGAGGTTCTTACGACTTTTACAAAACTGATTGGAAATACTTAAATGATGCTTCTACTCGTGGAGGGATACAAGGTATTAATTCAATTGAAGGTGTATTAGTACCAGCTGGAACTTCTACAGTTTACGATCAAGTATTAGGAACTAATATCCGTAGACCATTCTTACACGTACGTTATAGAGCTTCACAAGCTGACGACAGAAGAATGAAGTCTTGGTTAACTGGTTCTGCTGGTGGTGCATTTACTTCAACTCTTGATGCTATGGAAGTCAATTTCCTATCTGAAAGATGTTTAGTAACTCAAGCTGCTAACAACTTTGTATTATTCAAAGGAATCTAATTGATTCAACATTAATGTAATTCTTACCCTCGTTGAATTGACGGGGGTAATTATTACTTTTATAAACTATTTAATTATATTATATTATGGCTAAACAGGCTAAAGCAGAAACTATTGAGGTTGCACCTCAAGAAGAAGAAGTGGTAACAAAAGTTGCTACTCCAGTAAAACCTACAAAACCAGAGTGGGAAATTAAAGATAGAGTGTATTACTTAAAGGGCAATAAGAACCCTTTAACAATGACAATACCAGGAAAGCATACGCGAAAGCACGCTTTACTTTACTTTGATAATAAAACTGGAAAACAAAGAGAAATAAGATATGCTACTAATCAAGATTCACCTCTTGTAGACGAACAAAAAGGTGAAGTAACAATGGGGCATATAAGGTTTTTAAAAGGCAGTTTAACTGTTAAGAAAGAACAACAAAATTTACAAAAACTATTGTCTTTATATCACCCTTTAAAAGGTAAATTATACAACGAGTTTAGTGCAAAAGAAGAAGCGGTTGATCAGTTAGAAATATTAGATCTTCAAATTGACGCCTTAAATGCAGCTCGAGCAATGGACGTAGATTTTGGAGAAGCTATTTTAAGAGTAGAAATAGGATCTAAAGTAAACGAGATGAGCTCTAAAGAATTAAAAAGAGATTTATTATTATTTGCTAGAACAAATCCTGAATTATTTATTGAACTAGCGCAAGATGAAAACGTGCAATTAAGAAACGTTGCGGTTAGAGCGGAGGAAATGGGTATTATAAATTTATCACAAGATCAAAGAACCTTTACATGGGGATCAAATGGTAGAAAACTAATGAACGTTCCTTTTGACGAAAATCCTTATTCAGCATTTGCGGCTTTCTTAAAAACAGATGAAGGAGTAGAAATCTATAAGTCTATAGATAAAAAACTATAAAAACAAGTGATACTATTATAAGGCGGTTACGGCCGCCTTTTTAGTATATTAAAAATAAAATAAATGGCAATAAGTGTAAACACAGTATATCAAACAGTTCTATACATATTAAACAAAGAACAGAGAGGTTATGCGCCTCCAGATGAATTTAATAGTATAGGCGCCCAAGTTCAACTTGAGATATTCAACTCTTATTTTCCAGACGGAAATCAAGTAAACCGTCAAAATCAAAGAAACACACAGAACGACACTGAGTATTTTAACATTTTTGATAATCTATCATATAGATTAACTCCATTTGTACAAGAAATAACTCTACTGTTAAACAATACTTTAACAGGTGCAACACCTATATACGGTGATGGTATTAGTTTTTCTTATCCATTAGTAGATCCTACAAGTGGAAGTTTAAATCCTGAAATATATTTATTTGGAGAGGTTACGTGCATATACACCGGTAGTCCAAGATATGAATCTGTTGCTCAAAAAACTAGTAAAAAAGAATACACTAGAATAGAAAAATCTAATTTAACAAAACCAACAAAAAGTTATCCTATATATTATAACTATGGATCATATAATCCTTCTGGAAATATACCTTCTGGTTATTCTATTATACCTTCTCCACTACCTGACTCTGTAACCGCTAGTGTTATAATGCGTCCAAATCCTCCAATATGGAATTTCACAGGAGGTTCTTATGGGCAATACATATATAGTTCAAGTAATTCTAATGACTTTAGTTTAGACATTTCTGAACAAACTAATTTAGTTACAAATATATTAAAATATTTTGGTATTGTACTTAATGATCCTACAATTATACAAGTGGCCGAGCAAGAAGCTCAGCAAGTTTCAATAAACAAAAAATCCTAATTAAATGAGTTTAATAACTGAAACAAATCAACAATATTACGAAGGCGCCCAGGGTTTTGTAGGCGACAACGTTAAAGAATCTTTCTTAACTACTTTTAATACTGATTTAATATTTGGCAGTTTTGATCCTGCTGCTGTTAACTATGCTTTAAATAATTTTAAATTATATACTAGCCCCTCCGGGCTTCCTGGTACATACACTGAGTATATAACAACATTTACTGTATTAAATAATACTATAAATTTCCCCGCAGCCCCTGCTACTGGTTTATATATAGTTGTTCAATTAAAAATATTAAGCGGTGGTAACTATGGCGACTCTACTGCCGGCACCGGATTTGACGCTATTGGAGAAGTTGTTGAAGATAATTATGGCGGATACGAATATATAGTTTTAAATGACGCTATAGACAACTTTATGGTTGGTTATGTTGGCGATGGGAAATTATTACAAAAAGCTAAAAAATCTGACGTATTGTTTTTTGCTAAAAGGTCTTTACAGGAATTTAGCTATGACACATTAAAAAGTGTTCATTCGCAAGAATTAAATATTCCTCCAAGCTTAAGCGTTATACTTCCTCAAGACTATGTTAATTACGTTAGAGTTTCTTGGATAGATCAGCTGGGTGTAAAAAGAATTATATATCCTGCAAATAATCTTACAATAAGCCCTTACGAAAATCCTATTCAAGATCAAGCAGGTGTGCCAACGCAAGATAATTTTGGTGGAAACATTGAAGGCACTTCGATTACAGAGGCTCGATGGAAAGCTGCTAACGATAATTTATTAAACGGACGTCTTATAAATAACATAGATGCTCTTGCGGAGTTTCAAAACGCACTTGGATTTAATGGTGACTTTAATACAGGCAGACAATATGGATTAGACCCGCAATTGTCGCAAGTAAATGGATGGTTTAATATGAATGAAAGAGAAGGAAAAATGTCTTTTTCAAGTAATTTAGCCGGTAAGCTTATTGTATTAGAATACATTTCTGATGGCTTAGGATATGATGCGGATACTAAAGTACCTAAACTAGCTGAAGATGCTTTATACGCGTCTATATTGTATTCTATAGTATCTACGCGATCTGGTCAACAAGAATATCTTGTACAAAGATTACAAAAAGATAGAAGAGCTAAATTAAGAAACGCAAAAATAAGGTTATCAAATATAAAGCTTGATGAAATTGTTCAAGTAATGAGAGGTAAATCTAAATGGATAAAACACTAAAATTTAATGGCTAAGTCTATAAATACTTTTTTGAAGTCCAAAATGAATCAAGATTTGGATGCTCGTATAATGCCGAAAGGAGAATACAGAACTGCAAAAAACATTCAAGTAAGTGCTTCAGAAACAGCAAACGCTGGATCGCTTGAAAACATACTAGGAAATTCCAGCGTTTTAAATACTCAAACATTAACAGGTGTGTCAGGATTGTACTGCATAGGCCATAGGGTTCACAACGAATCAAGCAATGTTTATTTATTTTTTACAAACTGGGATGGTTTGATTGCTGGGCAAAACCCAGTGCCTTATTATCCATTAGCTAATAACTTTATAATACAATATAACTCTCAAACTGAAACATCTAGAGTTTTAGTTCAAGGAGCTTTTTTAAACTTTTCAAAACAAAACCCTATATATGGGATTAATGTTTTGGAAAATTTACTTTTTTGGACAGATAATAGAAATCAACCTAGAGTAATAAATATTAAACAAGCAGAAGAAGATTTACTTTATTACACTACAGAAGACCAAATAACTGTAGCCAAGTATAACCCATACAACTGTATAGATCTTTTTCAAGAAAGTTATTTATCCTCTACAACAAACGCTTACGAGTCTACTCTTAAAGA